ACCATCAACAAACCGGTCAACGAAAATAAAAACGGGGGCTCTGCCCCCTCGCTCCGCTTCACCCCCGCCGCGCAATGCCGGCGCGGACCCGGCACCAATCATGCCTGAGGCTCTTCTGGAGGCACAGCATCAGCGTCTTCCTTCACCGCTTTGCCTCCAGATCGCGTTTCACTCATACGCAATTTTTGCTCAAACTCAAACCGCTTCTCTCTGTACGTCCTCGCAATCTCACTAAGCTCAGCCAAATCCGGCGGCAGATGACGAGGAATCACACTCACAACATGCTCTGCAAATTCGTCGACATCCTCAGCGTCGTAGTACCTCATATCACGCACCGCGGCAGTATTAATACCAGCAGCAATCAACGCAGTAATGCGCCGATACAGCGGCACGTAACCCGTCAACTCAGTCCTCGACGGCTCTTTATCTTCATCGTTGCCTTCACCAGGAACAACGTCTTGAATCGTCACTACCTTAAATCTACTCATGCAACACCTCCAATATGGCTTGGAATCGGCATATACGGCAGAGGCCGCACCGCCGTCACTTTGATCCCAAAATTACCAATAATGCCAGGCACATTCTGCACAGCGTAAATTCTTTTCAATTGTGCCAAATCCGGACCTATTGAGACAAAATTTCCGTTCAGCACAGGCAGAGAAGAAAACTTCCTGGCTAAATGCCAATAGTCGAAAGTGTTACGCATCTCTCCTGTAACGATGTTCGGCAAATACCTCATCTCGTTGTAAATACCAGTATACCCAAATGGCGCAATATTTCCTTGCCCATTTGGGTCTTGCGCGGTTGTTCTGCAATAAATTTCCTGATTGTAAATCTCTTGCTCACTCAAGTTCACAAACTCCGGCGCAGGGAAATCAAGTCTCGTTCTCCGCAACCACGAACGATGAATTCCTTGTTGATACGCCGGCGTCGGATCAACACATGCAAGCACCATAATCAACCCATGCTCTTCGACTCGATAAGACCCTATCGTACCAGCATCGACGTTGATCCCATGACCAGCCATGTTTCCTTGAGGCGTCGGCTGGGTATTACTCGCTGACGTCTGCAGTACCTCGGAAAACAAAAATGGCGAAGTATATCCTCCTATAAACTCTGGCCGCTGCAAACGCGCGTCCAGAGGCTGCGTCCCATAACGCGCTTGTAATTGCTCCGTATAACGCGCTCCACCACGAGCATTACGTTCTAAGTAAACTTGAGTTTGCCACGCAAGCCGCAAATCCGCAATATCGACGCTCGAAAGGTTACTCGACACACTTGTCGCAACTTGAATCGCACTTTGCAACCACGACGCCATGTTGGCCGCCCAGTTCGCTTGCTGCGCGCCGCTCAGGTTAACACCCGGTTTCGCTACATTATCAGTTGAATTATTAAACTGAAAATGCGGCGGCGTGCTATTGGCTATGTTCGCGCTGGCCTGCGTCGAAAGCGACGGCACTGACACCGAACTGGCAGCAGTTATCGACCCGAACACCGGCAACGCAGGCGCCACTCCCCGCTGCTGAAAAGGCAGAGCACTCGTGAAATAATCCCGGGTCCAGTTTCTATACAAAACCTGATACACTTCACCCGCAACACCTACGTCTAACGGACGCTCGTCCTGGATTCCCGGAATACGAAAAAACTCGTTCCAGATCATCACATATGCTCGACGCGCAAAATCGTGAGGACATGTCGAAGGATGCGGCCTAGTCGTCGTGCCTACCGGATTGTAGCCTAAATAATCCCACAGAGAACCTACTGCCACCACACTGCTTATCGAGGCCGTAAAGGCGTCCGGATCGAATACAGGTACCGTAGCCGTGAACGTACCATCTTCGCCACCAGTAATAAAATCTTCCCATTCGTCCCATAACAACCGGTAAGGCACAAAGAACGAATAATAACGCAACTTAGCAGTGTGCAAGATCGGCGCCAACATCGGCTGCATACGCAACACTGCCGCTGCTCCCAAACGGAAAATATCCCCAGGAATACACTCAATCGTACTCACTGGTATAAGCTGCCCAAAATCAAACGTCGTCTTATATTCATGACTCAGGTCAAGCGCAGACCGCGCCACGCGCGGTCTGTCCATCGCATGAAAGACGTTCGTAGTCTTAGCGCTCTTCATTCTCCATCACCTCCATTAGCTTCTCCCCATCGAGAACCGCAATCACACGCTTATACAGCTCACCTTCGACGCTTTTCTGCTTCTCTTTCAACTCTTTGAATTGTTTTTCTATCACAGCCATGGACGGCGCACAAAAAACAGGACTCCACCGTTGCGCAACACGATCTTCCACTTGCCACAGAAACCACCGTTCGGTTCTCGTTACTGGCTCAAGCTCGATCACAACTTCTTTCTCTTCATTCATAATTTGTTCTCCTTCATATCATTTTGCTTTTTCAACAAAGCCTCACGCTCAGCGCCCTTTTCCGTCATAAGCTTAATCACTCGCCCTTTCTCAAGCTCATTAAGCTGAGACCAAGACCGACCACCGAATTCGGGCGCAAGTTTCAGGATCTCGTCAGACAGCGCCAAATCACTCTCATATGCTCTCCTGGCGCTGAAACCTTCGACCGCCTCCGGGAACACCTTCTCAAATTGCTCCACATAGTACCTCGGAATCGGCAGTTTCTTACCACGAAATTTCAAGTGTCCGTCGAACAACGTTTCCAGCATGTTCTCTTTCGCCCAATCCAAACCAATTCCCTGGCTACACACCTGAAACGGCGCAGGACGCGAGTCTTCCCCATTTTCTCTAAGACCTAGTTTCTTACTCACGTATCCCGCCACATAACGAATACTCGCTTCGCTCGCAGTTCCAACTTCGCATAAACCGAGTCTCCAATGTTTTTCAAGCTCTTCCTTGCTCACTTCGATCCCAAACACAATAGCGTGATAATGAGGACGCCCGCCATTGTCACCATACTCGCCGCAAGCATAATAACGATAGTCATACCCTCCCTTCCTCATTCTCTTAAAAAACTTCTGCAAATCACTCTTCACGAGTATTCCCCGCGGGTCGCTACCACGTACAGGCAAATGCTCCGGATCATACGTCATCGTCCAAAACTGCGCTCTCTGCGCAGTCGTAATCTCATGCAGCATCCGGATCGCCCACACAGACCGCCTACGTATTCGACAGGGCAAACATCTCCCGCAGGGCATTGGCCATGATCTTCCGTCCTCAAGCTCAAATGCCCAAGGCTTAGCACACGCGCCCACAAGCATTTAACTCTCACAACCGATAACCGCCGCGACCAGGTCGCGCCAGCACACGCTTACGCCGCTTCCGGCCTTTGGCCCTCTTAGCTCTAAATCCCTTATTTCGTCTCATCTCAACCTCCCTTGATTTTCTTCCACAAAGCAGAATAATCCAGCGCCGGAACTAACTGTCCCGGCTTACTCCGATAAACCAGAGAATCTTTATCCGTTTTCAACTTGGGATCGTCCTTCGTCCCATAATTACTCACCGACTTGTTACTCGGCAAAACACCCGCCTTCATCGCCGCCTGAATCAGTCCATAAATGTCTTTTGCCACCGACGTAGAGTATTTCGGATGAAGAAAAGCTTCCTTTCCTCCGAGACCCCATTCCTTACTAATCATGCCGGCCGTAGCCAGGCTTTTCGAAGCATCAGCCGCAACTTTCGCGATATTCGCAGTGTTCAACGCGGCTTGCGTCCTGGCTGCCTCAGCAGCAGCAATACTCTGCTGAGTCTGAGCAGCGCGCGTCATGCCTGACATCATACCTTCTGCACCAAGAGCGTCTCTGCTCTCAACCGGGTCTATCTTAATCGGCGACCCCGCTTGCGCACTGGAACCTGCAGCAAGCACAGGGCTCAACCCCGCAGCTTTCAAGTCAGCGACGCGCCGCTGCACAGCGTTATCTTCGCGCTGCCAGGTCTGTTCGTTCAACCACTTGTTATAGTTCTGGGCCTCACGCTGAAACTTAAGATTCTGTTCGTTGTTGTAAATAGACGCCGCGCCACCAAGCATACCCGCGCCAAAACTCGTTAAAGCTTCCCACATTGCACTACCTCAAGCGTCCAAGGCTTCCGCATCTCGTCCCACGCCAGGATACGCTCACCTCGCTTCAGACGCAGCAACGCGTCTTTCTTGCATTCTTCCAAAGTGTCACCGTAACCAGTCACGATACGCACATTCGCACGCTTATTCTGCGCTATCGCTTGCATCTTGTACATAAACACAATCTACACACCTCAACTCACAGCGTCAACTTTTTTTTCAAAAAATGACACCATTTTTTTCACGCTCTCACAACATTCGAGCGTGTCACGTAGCATATATATATCAAGGGAACTATATGCTACGTGAGCCGCCCGCCTTCGGCGGGCGGCAGCCCTGCCTCCGGCAGGGCACTCCTTCCTGCGGGCCTGTCGGCCCTCCACGAATCGTGCGGCTTACT